CCATTATGTGATTTAGATGGGTTACCTATGATCAGAAGAGTGCATGATATATGTGCGGCTTCTAAAATACCTACATTTGTTCTTACAGATGATGTTAGGGTTGCTAATGCAGTCAACGATAAGTGTACAGTTATTATAGATAAAAGAGAGTTTAACAATGGCACAGAGAGATGTGCTGGGGCAATTCAAACAGACTTCTTAAAGAAGTTTGATACCTTTATTAACGTGCAAGGCGATATGCCTGATGTTACTGGAAAAATGATAAACGAAATAAATGACATGAGTAGAGGTGTCTATTATAGTGGGGGTGTATCTACACTCTATGCTAAAATGGAAAAGCACTTGCAATCAGAACCAAATTGTGTTAAGATGGTTCATAACGATACAGAAGCACATTGGTTTGGTAGAGGTATAACCATGGGGTCTCATCACTTAGGTATCTATGGATACTCTAGAAATATGCTTGAGAAGTATGGGACTGTTCAAGATAAGTATGAAGAGCACGAAGGCTTGGAACAACTTAGATGGATAGCAATGGGCGAGGAGATCTGTATTAGAAAGGTGGAGTTCGATGGTATTGAAATCAACACACCAGAAGATGCTGAGTGCTGGAATATAAGGTAGAGGAAATATTATGACAGAAGGACCATTTAAGGCCGCATTTGAAGCAGACACAGATGGAGTTCTGCGTAGAGAGATCATCACTTATAGAAAGAAAGATGGTCGCATAGTAAAAGAAATCGCATTCCGAAGTTACTATAAAAATGGTGATTACCATGACACTTCAGAATCAGTTCCGTTAGCGGAGAGATAGTATGAAATATGTAATTGATATTGATGGCACCATTTGTAATGAAGTTAAGAACTCAGATGGCACTAAAGATTATGCGGCACATGAACCTATGATGGATCGTATCGCAAAAGTCAACGCATTGTATGATGCTGGTCATACTATTAAATATATGACTGCACGTGGGGTCGTAAGTGGTATTGATTACTATAGGCTAACCAACAATCAACTTATTCAATGGGGTGCGAGATTCCACGAACTGAGTGTGGGTAAGAAAGAACACTACGATATTTGGATTGATGATAAAGCCTTTTGGAGTGAAGACTTCTTTCGCAACACTGGTGAAACTTATGAGTAGGAAAGTGACATGATTGCTGGTAAAGTATGGGGATCTACAGAACTTGTAGAGGCCAATGGAGCATTAGAGTTCCATCGTATTGAAATGAATAAAGGTGGCATTTGTTCAAAACATCTACATGAGTTTAAGTGGAATGGCTTCTATGTGGAATCTGGACGTATGCTTATTCGTGTATGGCAAAATGATTATGACTTGGTTGATGAAACTATACTTGAACTTGGGATGTATACTAAGGTCAAGCCGGGGGTGTATCATCAGTTTGAATGCCTTGAAGATGGTGTAGCGTTTGAGTTATATTGGGCAGAGTTTAATCATAATGATATTATAAGAGAGACGGTAGGAACCAATGCTGATTAGTGACGATATAAAACTAGACTACTCCGATGTTCTTATTAGACCAAAGAGGTCTACTTTAAAATCTCGTAAAGAGGTTGATCTATTAAGACCCATGAAGTTTAGAAATAGTGAACGCATATATCAAGGTGTTCCTATCATGGCGGCTAATATGGATGGTGTCGGCACGTTTGAAATGGCAGATGCACTTTCTAAATTAGATATCTTCACTTGTCTGGTAAAGACATATAGCGCAGAAGACCTAGCAAAGTTCTTTAACCAATCTGATATAGAGAATACTATACATCGTCAACAGAATGTTGCCATGTCTATTGGCACATCAGATAGTGATTTAGAAAAGTTTAAAAAGGTATACAAACTTACTGATGGTATACTTAAATACCTATGCGTAGATGTAGCAAATGGTTACACAGAGATGTTCAGTAACTTTATATACGATTTACGTTCTAACTATCCTGATCTAGTTATCATAGCGGGTAATGTTGTGACAGGAGATATGACACAGGAGTTAATCTTAAATGGTGCGGATATTGTTAAATGCGGTATTGGGCCGGGCAGTGTATGTACGACTCGTATACAAACAGGTGTTGGTTATCCTCAACTCTCAGCGGTTATTGAATGTGCTGATGCTTCTCACGGTCTCTCAGGCCATATTATTGCTGATGGAGGTTGTACTACGTCTGGTGACATAGCCAAAGCTTTTGGTGCTGGTTCAGACTTTGTGATGCTTGGCGGTATGTTGGCTGGACATGATGAAGGTGGTGGAGAAGTAGTGGACAACAAGATCAGTTTCTATGGTATGAGTTCAGAGACTGCCAACGACAAACACTTTGGTGGACTGAAAGACTATAGAGCCTCAGAAGGTAAAGAGGTTAGTTTACCATATAAAGGACAAGTCGGAACTACTATACAAGCCATTCTTGGTGGAATAAGATCAGCTTCTACATATGTTGGAGCCGCTAAGATAAAAGACTTACCTAAGTGTACTACATTCGTTAGAGTGAACAATACTCACAACAGAGTATACGGAGATGGCTGATAAGTTTATCTTTGATGTAGATGGAACCTTAACTCCTAGTAGAGGTAAAATAGACAAGAAATTTGGTACGTGGTTTCACAAATTCTGTGAATGGGCTGATCACGATGTGTATCTAGTTACGGGAAGCGATAGACCTAAGACTGTAGAACAGATAGGCGAACCAATATATCACGTATGTGAACGTGTCTATAACTGTTCTGGTTGTGATGTGTATGAAGGTGATCGTAATATAAGAAGTAGTTCATGGGTCTTACCTGACATGGCAAGAGACTTTCTTGATCAATGCCTATATGAATCTGATTGGCCTACATTAACGGGGTTGCATATTGAAGAAAGATGTGGTATGATAAACTTCAGTGTTGTAGGGCGTAATGCTGATAGCATTGATCGTAAAGCATATTACGAATATGATAAGATATATTCAGAACGAGTTAAGATAGCAAAGGCTTTTAATACTATGTTTCCAGATTTACTTGCCAGTGTTGCTGGTGAAACTGGAATGGATATATCCGCTAAAGGAAATGACAAGTCACAGATCTTAAAAGACTTTGATGATAAAGACAGAATATATTTCTTTGGCGATAAAGTAGGTGTTGGTGGGAATGATTTCTTACTGGCTCAAGCATTAGAAGAATACGAATATGGGGCTACGCTCCATGTCAGAGATTGGAAAGATACATGGAAAGCACTGAAAGGGTTGTAGGGATAACCTTTAGCACTTTTGATCTACTACACGCAGGGCATATTGCCATGCTGAGAGAAGCAAAGACTAAATGTGATCACCTTATATGTGGTCTACAAGTAAATCCATCTATAGATCGTAAAGACAAGAAAGCACCTGTGCAATCTCTGGTTGAGAGATGGACACAACTACAAGGTGTAAGTTATGTAGATGAAATAATTCCCTATGAAAACGAAAAAGATGTAGAAGACATCTTGCAATTATTTGAGATTCATGTTAGAATAATAGGTGAAGAGTATAAGCATACTACATTCACAGGAAGAAAGATCTGTGCCAAAAGAGGTATAGAGATTCGTTACAATAAGAGAGATCATAGATTCTCGTCTAGCGACTTGCGAGAAAGAGTGTATGATATAGAAGCAGAAAAGGACACTTCAAATGATTGAAGAAGCGGCACTAAACCCCGTAGTTAAACGTAGGGAAAAGAACTTTAAGCTAGGGATCATTGGTCATGGTTTTGTTGGTAAGGCAGTGGACTATTGTTTTTCTGCTCAAGGTGTGGACAAGTTTATAATTGATCCTAAAGAAAATGACAATACACTACAAGACCTTTGTGATTGGGAACCTCAGTGTGTATTCATCTGTCTCCCAACTCCAGCAAAAGATGATGGCGGTGTGGATACTAAAGACATTGATGATGCAGTTATGCGGTTGGTTAACCTGACGGAATCTTTTATTGTTATCAAGTCAACTGTTCCACCTGATGCTATTGATCGTCTCTCTCGTATAGATGGTCGTATTGTATACGAACCTGAGTTTCTACAAGAAAGTAATTCCAAACAGGATATGATAGAAGCACGTTTTAGGGTTTTTGGTGTACATCAACAAGAAGCCGCTCAACATCTAGAAGGATTGTATAACTTTTTTTCTTTGGCGAACCCTGCACAGGTTCTAACTATGTCTCCTGTTGAAGCATCCTTCTTTAAGTATACGGTAAATAACTACCTTTCTATGAAGGTAACCTTTATGAACCAACTTAAGAAAGTTATGGATGACTTTGGTGGTAGTTATAACCAGTTGTCACGTGCTCTAATGGTTGAACCTCGTATGGGGCATAGTCATATGAAGATCCCCGGACCTGATGGTAAAGAGGGATTTGGTGGAGCTTGCTTTCCAAAAGACTTATCCGCATTTATAAACTTTGTGGATACCAAGACAGATCAGTCTTCAGAGATATGGAAGACTGTGGAATTACTTAATAATGAAATTAGAAGTGAATACGATTTAAACGATAGAGAAAGAGAACAAAATGTCAACTTCGATAATGGACAAACTGAAACAAAACAGCAAGATAAAGACAACGGAAGTCCTGATTGATTCCAAGTATTTTAATGATAAGGAGATGACTCCTACAGATGTGCCTATGATGAATGTGGCACTATCTGGTGATGTGGATGGTGGTTTCCAAGAAGGACTAACAGTTCTTGCTGGGCCATCAAAGCATTTCAAAACATCTTTTGCTTTAATGATGGCTTCAGCATGGCTAAAGGCAAAACCTGATGCTGTAGTTATCTTTTACGATTCAGAGTTTGGGTCACCTCAGGCATACTTTGATCAGTTTGAAGTTGATACAAGTCGAGTACTACATACTCCTATTACTAATGTAGAAGAGTTGAAGTTTGATCTTATTTCTCAGTTAGAGGCTATGGATGAAAAAGATAACGTTATGATTATCATCGACTCTATTGGTAATCTAGCATCTAAGAAAGAACTAGAAGATGCAAAGGATGAAAAGTCTGTGGCAGATATGTCTCGTG